GTCGGATCGAGGACGCCCCACCCCGAGTGGATGTTCGTCGTCAGGATGGCGGTGACTTCTTCGACGGTCGCATAGGCGTTCGCCGTGACGACGCCGCTGCCATCTTCGAGAACAAGCATTGGGTGAGGCTCCTAAAAGAAAAGCGCCCAGCAAGCTGATTGCCTGCCGAGCGCCTTGGGGTTCATTGGACCGGGCGGCTTCCGATGGAGAGGCCGGTCCCGGCCGTATACCTTACTCGGCCGAATTTTCCTCGACCGTGGTCTCCTCGTTCGGAGTTTCCTCGGTGGTGGTCTCTTCGACCGTGGTCTCTTCGACCGTGGTCTCTTCGACGACTGGCGGCGGGGTCTCTTCGACCTGCTGCTGAGCGCGGCGGCCACGACGGGGAGCCTGCGTCTCGGTCTTCTCTTCGGTCACGGTCTCCTCGGTGGGAGCCTTGGCCGGAGCCGCGCCTGCGGGCGGCTGGTAGGTCCAGCCGGCGTGGCTGGTGAGGTCCTTCGCGTTCAGCGGGGCGACCTCGAACTTCTCGCCCTCGGGCGAATAAACATCGACGAGATTCGACATAAGATTCCTTCTAAGCTGTCGGGAAAGAACGGCCGGGGATGTCGGTCCCCGGCCACCTTTTCGGTTCGCTCAGTCAGCCGATTAAAGCTGGACCGGAGCGAGCCACGAATAGAAGTTGATGCCCGGAACGTTCGCGCCGGCACCATCGGTGTCGGTCACGGTCGTGTTGAGGCGGATCGCGTCGGCGTCGGCGACGAGCGCCTTGAGCGTCAGCGCATCGACCAGAATGACATACTGGCCGGGAGCCGTGATGCCCTTGAGGCTGCCGACGACCTTCGAGGACGCGAAGCCAGCCGGGCCGGCTTCGAGGTCGATGTCGTAGGTGCCGTCCGGATCGACGAGATCGACATTCACGACGACAGCGAACGTGGAGTCGGCGAGTTCGCCGCCCGTGTTCCAGTAGCCGCCGAGCTTGTCGAGAGCGAGTTCAGGGGACGCGGCCGTCGCGGTGATGTCCGCTTCGCCCTTCGCACGCAGGGCCGCTGCGGGCGCTGCGTCATACATGTAACGATACTTGGTGCCGAGCTTCGACATTGAAACTTCCTTGTGATCGGATGGTGGAGGAGGAGAGGTTCAGCGGGGAGAGCCGAAGCCCTCCCCCACCGTGCCCACGACCTTAGCGAGTGATCGCTGCGTTCGTGATGCCCCAGACGCGGCTGACGGCCTTGCCGTGCATGACGGCCATGGCGACGAGCCACTCGACGCGGGTGCGGAACACCGGCAGAGCGTCGATCTCGCCCAGATCACGGACATCCATGATGCCGTTCTGGAGGCCGACGATCTTGCCGTCGCCGAAGCTGACGACGTAGAGCGACTGGCAGGCCGCGCCACCGGCCGGACCGGCCTCGTTGAAGTCGATGATGCGGTTGCCCTGCTCATCGTCCTCGGTCACGAGGATCGGAAGGTCGTTGTAGAAGCCGACGCGGCGACCGAAGTCGTCCTTCTGGAACAGGAGGTTGCCGCCAACGTCCTTGTCCTTGCTCGCCTGCGAGAGCAGGTTACGCATACGCTTCGACATGACGATGTGCGTGGGGTTGTCCACGCGGTCGATCGCCTCGTCGAGGGTTGCGAGCGAGAGAGCGCCATTCGCGTTCGGCGTGTCCTCGTTGGCCGCCAGAAGCTGGTAGCCGTTCACACGGACGCGGAGACCGTCGAACGAAACACCGTCGCTGCTGTCGCCGTTGATGAACGCTGCGGTGATCTTCTGGCCCATGGCCTTCACCTGCATCGCCTCGTGGCGGGTGCGGACGCCTTCGCCGTGCGTCTTGACGAGCGCCGTGTCCACGTCGAGTTCGCCGCCCGCGATGCGGAGCGTCTCGCTCTGAGGGTTGATGACGCCGATCGACGGCTCATAGCCCTGATTGTAGCCACGGAAGCCAACGGCCGGCAGCTTCGCCTCTTGGGCGTAGCTATAGCTGTTGCCGGGGATGTCCATGAGCGGCAGTGCGCCCATGAGGTCGGTCGAACCAGCGAACATCTCGATGATAGCCTGACGCTTGAGGTCGGTATCGACGAGCTTCGATGCTTCGTGCAGAGTCAGCATGGATGAAACTCCTGTTCAGTCAAAGTTGTCGTCGGCCGTCTGGGAGGTGAGTAAAACTAACCCCGACAGACGGCCGAAAGCCGGGGTAATCCGTGGAGACCGACGACAACCTTGAGAGGCGGCTTGGCCGCTTACTTCCGGTTCTTGTTCGCCAGTGCGAGCTTTTGTTCGGGCGTCATCCGGGCGATCTGGTCGGGGCTAAAGCCGCCGATCTTTTCGTCCTTGCCACCGGCAGCGCCGCCGCCG